GACATATTGGGTCTCTCGGCGCTGGGAGAGGCGTATAGAGTCAACGGCGTCCTTCTCGATCCCGGCACCTGGTCCGGCGACAGCGTGTCCGTCGCCCGCGGCTCCCAGTCGGGAGCAAATTCATACCTGTACTCGGTCACCCATTCCATCGCCAAGGACGCCTGCATCAGCGTCGGATACGTCAAGGACCTGGATAATTTTACGGACACGGCCTTGATGTTTATATGCCGCGACGGGGCATCCGGCGACATTAAATTTGAATATAAAGATGACATCACAAAAGGCACGCCGTTGCTGAATTTCAAGGTTTCCGGCACGGCTGCCTACCGCATTGACGCGGGCCTGCCGTTCAAGCCGGTGGACAAATTCGCCAGTCCGTGCGACGGTGACACCACTAAAGGCGTTATATTCAGCAGTCAGGGCAATGGTTCGCTCTGTTATTGCGGGGGTACTGATGCGGCTCTCGCGGTTGGAGCGTTAGACGGCACCAGTTGCCAATACTAAAAAGGAGATTTCAATGGGCGATGTTCAAGACGCGATTGAGGGAAACAAGAAATTCTGGACCTGGGTGGCGGCGGTCAAATCTCGCGCCCAGGACCGCTCGGGAGTGATAGGAGAAAAGCTCCTCGGTCTCTACAAAGACCTCGTGTACGTCATCGAGGGCCGAGAGGTCGGAGACATCTAGGGACCAATCGGAATCGTGAGCCGGAAATAACAAAATTCGACTTAGAGCCCGCCGAGGCGGGAAGGAGGCTGATATGAAAAAGCTCGGATTGGCGGGATTGGCGGGGATACTCTTGGTGTTACTGGGGCTGATGCTCGGCGGAGGTCCCACGGTGATGGGACTGTTCGAGCGCGCCGCCCAGGTCGTAGGGCCTGACATAGCCCAGGCCGCAGCGCAGGGGGCATGGCTGCCCATCCAGAACAATCCCTGCAACGCGCAGATGCGGCTGTTTTTCTACGACGAGGACACCATGGGGAGTGACGATGCTTGCGGCGTGGCCAGCCAGGAAAGCATAGCCGCTTACGTGAAAACCGGCACCCTCACCCTGACCAATAAGACCCTGACCGCGCCCACCATCACGGCCCCGACCATCACCGGCGCGGGCACGGCCGCGCTCGCCACCGTGACCACCACCGGGGACATCACCTGTACCCCTGACGCCACCGGCGGCAACGCCGGAGCCCGCTCGACCTTTACCGGGCTGCCCGCGGTCAGGATGTTCACCGCCGCCGGAGTCAACGGCACCACCGAGACCAGCACCGGTTACATGGACGACAGCCCGGCGGGCGAGTGGGCCGCCGTCGAGGTCTCCGCCCCGGACATTACCACCGGCGCGACCGCTACCTATTGGCGCGTCGGCGCGGCCAGCCTCTACGTCACGTTCGGCTCAACCGCCACCGCCGGAGACGGCGTAACCAACGCCACCGGCAACGACAACGACGACCTGACGGCGGACGAGTCGGTGGGCATGTGGGTCCGTTCTACTAAAGCCCTGTCCTCCGGGGCGTTGACCTGGAAATGTAACGAAACCAACAGCCAGGCGTTCTCCATTCCCGCCATCGCCGCCGCCGATAAATGGACTTGGGTGGAGGTGGACATTACTGCGCTCGCCGGCGCCACCTGCGACGTTACCACGTCCGTGTCCGTGCTCGCGGGTACCACCGCGCCCGCCGGCGCCACTATTTACATTGACGGCATGATAAAATGGGACGGCGCCAACGAGATCGCCATCGGCTCAAACGTTCAGGAGGACGGCGTGCTCGGTATCCTAACCGTGACCACCACCGACGGAGGTACCACGTCTCATGCAATGGCAGCGCTGGTCGAGTGGACCGACTTTGCGGTCAACTACCAGAGCTCAAACGACGTGCTGATACCCATCAGCGACACCTCCGCCAAGACCCTGTTCGGAACGGTAGCGTACTAGACGGGAGCCATGAGCGATAAAAACAAATTAAATCCCCGCCAAGTGGCGTTCGTGAGGGAGTACCTCAAGGACCGCAACGCGGGGAGGGCCTATAAAAAGGTCTATCGTTGCCGGGCCTCGGTCGCCGCGACCAGCGGGCCGCGGATGCTAAAGAATCTTCAAATTAAAGCGGAAATTAACAAACTCATACAACAGGACACAGACCGGCTGGATTTATCAAGGGAAAAAGTGCTGAGGGCATATAGCGCCCTGGCCTTCGGCGACATCCGCGACCTGTTCACCTGGGACGATGCCGGCGTACACGTCAAGGACAGCTCTTCGCTGACCAAAGAGCAGGCCATGATGATGCAGGCCATCAGCATGGACAAGGACGAGCGGGAAACCAAGGACGGCGAGATCGTCCGCAACGTGCGGATCAAAATCAACCCGGCTGACCGGCAGGCTGCGCTCATGGCGCTGGGCCGGCATCTGGGGCTGTTTAACGACAAGTTGCGGCTCGACGGCGGCAAAGGGAGCGTAATGATCTTGCAGGCGGGCATCCCGGAACCGGACCCGCCGCCGGCGGAGTAAGGTAAAATTGATAAAAACTTCAAATATTCTGCTGTCTTTTCTGGTGACGCTCATGTTGGCTGACCCGGGCATGGCCGCTTTTTTCTCCGGCGGGGACCGCGGGACATCGCCCCGGCGCATAGTTCTGGATTACGTGCCGTTGCCGGTACAGGAGCGTTTTCATCGGACTGCCGCCAACGAGGTGTTGTTCGGGGGGGCCGCCGGCGGCTCCAAATCTCATGCGCTGCTCATGGAACCCTTCATCTATTGCCAGCGGATACCCGGATTGCAGGCCTACCTGTTCCGCCGGACGTACCCGGAGCTGGAAAAATCCCACATCCTGAAATCGCTCGTATTGTTCCCTCAAGGCGTAGGAACCTATAAGGAAAACAAGCACCGGTGGGAGTTCAACAACGGCTCCATGCTGCATTTTTGCCATTGTCAGCGGGAAAAAGACGTTTTCCAGTACCAGAGCACGGAAATGCACTGGCTCGGCTTGGATGAGAGCACCAGTTTTACCGAGTTCATGTACGATTTTCTACGGGCCCGCGTGCGCTGCACCTTGCGGATCCCCGATCAATACCGCCACAAAATTCCGGGGATCGCGCTGGCAACCAACCCCGGCGGAGTCGGCCACGTTTTCCACAAGCACCGCTGGGTGGACGCCGCTCCCCCGCTGACGCTGCACCGCGCCCCCGACAACGAGGGCGGAATGCTCAGAATCTTCATCCCGGCGCGCGTGCAGGACAACACCATTCTCATGGAGCGCGACCCGGGCTACATCAAAAAACTGATGGCCCTGGCGGAACCCTACCGCTCCGCGTACCTGTTGGGAGACTGGAGCGTGTTCATGGGCCAGGCGTTCCGGTTCAGCCCCGGCCGCCACGTGCTCCCGGCGCCCATCCCGATACCTCCCCATGCCCCGCTGTTCATGACCTTCGACTGGGGCTACTCCCGGCCGTTCTCGATCGGCTGGTGGTGGGTGGACCGCAACCGCCGGCTGTACCGGTTCCATGAATGGTACGGCTGGAACGGTCTGAACGAGAACGCCGGCGCGCGGATGTTGGACCGGGACATTGCCGCCGGCATCCGCCGGATCGAGGACCGGCTGGCCCACCACTACCAAATATCTTTCCGCAACGTCACCCGGCTGTGCGACCCTACCTGTTTCAACCGGGAACCACCGTCTCATGGGGCGGTGAAGGCCGAGCCCGGTCCCTCGACCGCCGAGGTGTTCGAGGAGGAGGGTATTGTCATGGAACCCGGCAACGCGGACCGCAAGGCCAAAATAAGGGAGTTCCGGGCGCGGCTGGGCGCCGAGCCGGACCCGCCCCTGCTGTTGGTCTATCCGGGGTGTAAACATTTTATCCGGACCATTCAGGCCCTGCAGATGGACACGATCAACGTGGAGGACATAGACACCGACGGCGAAGACCACGTTTATGACGAGGCCTGCCACGTGGTGATGTCTAACCCGTTGGGCGCGCCCGAGCCGGCGTATGGATTGACCCAGGCCATGCGGGACTTCCAGCATGTTTCCCGTACAGCCGAGGAGGAAGGATGATGAATCTGGCCCTGCCCGAATACTGGCTCCTGCTCCTGGTGGCGGTGGGATGGCTGGCCTGCCTCTCCGGGATCGTGATGGGGGCCGTCGCCGCCCTGTCGGGCTGCGCGCTCGGCGCGTATTTCGTGTTCATCACCCGACGCGATCCCTCGGAGATCACCCTGCCGACGTGGTTACAGCCGACGACCAAAACCGACCATCCCATCAACCTGGGAGAGGACCCGGAGACCGAGGAAATAGCTCCCGAGATTAACGAAGAACTGTTGAGGATCAACCAGGGACTGACCGCGCGGATGAATGGCCCAATGGCGGAGGACGACCATGATTGACGTGGTATGCCCCAACTGCGGAAAAGCCGTTTACACCATCAACCTGATCGCCGGTTGGCGGGTGCGCGAAATGAAAATGCTCTTTGGCCTGGTTCCTCTGCCCGCGCGGGTGGAGCAACGCCCCGGAACCGTGCTGTACGACCCCGCGCGGCCCTGCAACGGCGCCATGCTCGACGTTGCCGAGTCCCATCGGGGCCGGATATTCAACGTGGTGTCATTCGACATTTATTCCTCGTACGACACCCTGAACTGCCCGTATTGCGAGGGTCGGCTCGGCCATTACCTGACCGGACAAGTGCGGCTCACCGCCCCGGTGCCGGTCTGGATGATTAAATCCCCGCCGGTAATCGAACCGGACCGACTCCCGCCCCTGTTTAATTCGGCGGCGGGGCCGCCCGCTGACCAGTCAGCCCAGCCGGAGGCCGCCACGGAAGATGATGAGAACCGGGACGATGAGGACATGGTGGTGGCCCGGACTTTGGAACAACTGTCCGGGACGGCCGCCGGCCCGATAAACATCGAATCCGGTCTGGAGGATTTGGTGAACTCCATCCGCGACGAAGATGTCGTGCCGCCGGTCGTGGATGACTCGCGGGAACTGCCGCCCAGTCTCCAGGAGAGCATGGACGCGCTCGACGGCCCTCCTCCGGAGGACCCTGCGGTGAGCGTGGCCGCGGCGGTGCGCGAGTATCAGCGGGCCAACCCCGCGGCTACCTGGAAGCAGGTGTATCAGGCCGTGCCCAACGATTTCAGCAACCATAATTCCATGCGCGCCGCAGTGCAACGCGCCTTCAAGGAGGGCCGCGCATGACCTGGTCGCTGGAAAACCTGCCTCCCCAGGGCCACGCGGACCTGCCTGATTTCGTGATGCGGCTGCGCCAGGAGGCCCTCGACGAGCGCGCCCGTTATAACCTGGAAAAACGGTGGGAGCTCAACCACGCCTATTACCGCAACAAGTACTGGAAAAACAAGGGACAGGGCGCGGACAAAAAACTCTCCATTAACCTTTTCCATTCCGTCGTGAACCGCACGGTCTCCAACATCACGG